TTCGTCTAGGTCGTCGTCTTCATAGCCGAACCATTCAGCATAGAATTGAACCGTGAACTTCTTTAGTGCTTCGTGCATATCATTTCCTTTTCATTTGAATTGTGGGGCAGACGTTATTGCCTGCCCCGTAGGATGTTATCGCTTGTAGCCAGAGGCTTCCATCGCTTTGATATGGGCGTTTCTTATGGTGTCATACTTTTCACCAAGCCCTTCTTTGTTCTTTTCAATCCAAGCCAGATAGTTCTTTGCCATCTGTTCGCCCGTCTCAAAAGCTGTCTTGGTGGTAGCCTCTTTGACCTCTGCCTTCTTATCGACAGACACCTTAACCACCTTGCCAAGATTGCCCTTGGTTGCCTTGTATAACTCAGGGTCTTGACGTTTCATTAACTCATTCTTTAGGTCTTTCATCTTAACACCTACCGCACCTTGAGCTGTTACCCACTCGCCACCAATCTTGGCATCAGTTTCATATCCTGCCTTTTCAGCTCTAGCCTTATCCAAGTTAAATAGTTTCTTGGTAGCAGGTGTTAAGGTGTTAGTCGCAAGGTCTTTGAGTTGTGTATAACTCTCCTTACTAGCTGTAGATTTACCAGAGGCAATATTGCCCTCAGTAGGTGATACAGCCTGCGTCCAATGAATGTGCTTTTTAGCCACGTCCATAACCTTGTTAAACTCGCGGTCATGGCGGTTAGTAGTTTTAAACACATCACTAACAGCATCGATGATAGCCTTTGAAAGTTCGATATTACTTGTCATAGTATATACTCCTGTTTGTCTGAGCCTGATCGTGTGCCAAGCCCTTCTGACAACTCATTAATGACATGTCTTAACGTGTTACACAATAGATAGAAACGCAACCAATACCACCAAACACTACAGGAAAGCATTTTAGGGAACTTCCCTAAATCGTTATACGCTAGGCATACCCTACCCCCACCCCCCGCTGTGTCATTTGTGACTCCATGTCACGCTAGTAATACTAATCCAGCCAAATAAATCGGTATTTTTTGAAAACCCCCCACCCCTTTTTAGAAACCCTTGCCAAAAAATTTTTTGTAACCTATTATTACGTTACACGGTTAATAACCTGCGAAAAGATATGACATTGAATGTAGTACCTGAACTAAATGTACCTTTAGAGGACGAAGCGAAGCAAATTCCTTTGCCTAAACGTACCTCTGCACTGGCTAACACAGTAGCAGAACTAGAAAATCACGGGTTAGACACTACTCCAGACGAGGATGACAAGGAAGTTGCCGCTATTTTAGCAACTGCATACGCACAGGAACCCGACAAAACGTCTCGAAAGGTCACCAACAAGCGAGCAGCAAAGCTAACACCCCCATCTGTTAGGATGGCAGGGGCTATAATAGAGGAATTTAACCATTCTGTAGTGGAATCTTCCAAACAACTGCGCAATCTCGTAACAAACAAACTCATTATAGAGTCAGAAAACCCTGATCCAAGGGTACGGATGCGTGCATTAGAGCTTATGGGTAAAATTTCAGACGTAGGATTGTTCACAGACAAGTCCGAAGTGACGATTACGCACCAAACTACTGACGATCTCAAGGAAAAACTACGTGGAAAGTTGGCAAAACTGGTAAATCCAGAGCCAGAAATAGAAGATGCTGTAGTTGTAGGCGCAGAAGACATAGATACTGACGAAGAATTTGGGTTCGACGATGATGAATGAAGGATTTGACTTCAGCGAAGACGATATTGAGGTCATGCTGGCTAATCTTGACTCCTTTAGTGACGAAGAAGTGGTAGAAATTGACCGTATGGTTGATGAACTCTCTACAAGGTCCACAAATAAGCGTGCATATGACGATCTAATAGAGTTTTGTAAACGTATGATGCCTGAGTTCATTGTAGGTAAGCACCACCGCATCCTAGCTGACCTGCTCATGGACATTGAAAAGGGGGATAAAGACCGTATTTGTGTTAATATTCCACCACGACACGGTAAATCACAGCTTGTATCTATCTTCTTTCCAGCGTGGTTCTTAGGTAGAAACCCAGACAAGAAGGTTATGATGGTGTCTCACACCACAGACCTAGCGGTAGATTTTGGTCGTAAAGTGCGTAACTTGATTGCTTTAGACTCGTACAGGTCTATATTTCCTACAGTAAAACTGGCGCAAGACAGCAAGTCGGCGGGTCGGTGGAACACAAACGTAGGAGGAGAGTATTATGCTTGTGGAATTGGCTCTGCTCTGGCTGGGCGTGGCGCAGATTTGCTGCTTGTTGATGATCCTCATTCTGAACAAGATGTAATCAACGGGAACTTCGGGGTCTTTGAGAAGGCCTATGAGTGGTTTACCTTCGGCGCTCGTACACGTCTGATGCCCAAAGGACGCGTGGCTATTATACAAACACGTTGGCATCTGGATGACCTGACAGGTCGTGTGGTACGTGACATGGGTAAGAACGAGAAAGCTGACCAGTATGAGGTTGTCGAGTTTCCCGCAATCCTAGACGTGCTTAACAAGAAAACAAAGAAGACCGTTCAAAAACCGCTATGGCCTGAGTTCTTTGACCTAGAAGCGCTACTGCGTACCAAAGCATCCATGCCTGTGTTTCAGTGGAACTCGCAGTATCAACAACAACCGACCACAGAAGAAGCCGCGTTAGTTAAACGTGAGTGGTGGAACGAGTGGACCCCAGAAACACCCCCGTCCTGTGAATATGTTATCATGTCACTTGACGCCGCAGCCGAGAAACATAACCGTGCAGACTTTACAGCGCTTACCACATGGGGGGTATTTCTTAACGAAGATACCTCGGCGTACAATATTATATTGTTAAATAGCATAAAACAGCGTATAGAGTTCCCAGAACTTAAACAGCTTGCGATGGAAGAGTACAACGACTGGGAACCAGACTCGTTCATTGTGGAGAAGAAAAGCTCTGGTGTAGCCTTGTATCAAGAGATGCGACGTATGGGTCTACCAGTGTCCGAGTACACACCACACAGAGGGTCAGGGGATAAGTTGGCAAGACTTAACTCTGTTGCAGATATTGTAGCATCGGGACTTTGCTGGGTTCCACAAACGAGATGGGCAGAAGAAGTTGTTGAAGAGATTGCAGGATTTCCATTTATGAGTAATGATGACCTTGTAGATTCTACGGTTATGGCTTTGATGCGTTTTAGACAGGGTGGCTTCATACGGCTACCTAGCGACGAACCAGAAGATCAGCAGTATTTTAAACAGCGCCGAGGCGGGTATTATTAAAGGTGACACATGGCTATTGAAAAAGGACTGTACGCTGCTCCAGAGGGGCTAGAAGACAGCATCACTGACATGGAGGAGATGGAAGTCCCCGAAATGGAGATTGAGATTGTTGACCCTGAGTCTGTTACGTTATCTGACGGCAGTATGGAGATCACCATAATTCCCGGTGATGAAATGGATTTATCCGAGTTTGGCGCAAACTTAGCTGAGTTGATGGAAGACGATGTTCTTGAGACGTTATCAAGTGATCTTGTTGGACAAGTTAAGACAGACATAGAAGCCCGTAAAGACTGGGCCGACACGTTTGTTAAAGGTCTTGACGTGTTAGGGTTTAAGTATGAAGAGCGTTCAGACCCGTGGGAAGGCGCTTGTGGCGTTAACTCTACAGTTCTAGCAGAAGCGGCTATTCGGTTCCAAGCAGAGACTATGGCAGAAACTATGCCTGCGGCTGGCCCAGTAAAAACTAAGGTGCTTGGACAAGAGACTAAAGAAAAAACGGAAGCCGCTGAGCGTGTCAAAGCAGACATGAACTATGAGCTTACCGAGAACATGGTGGAGTACCGCCCAGAACATGAACGGATGTTATACAGCCTTGGTTTGGCAGGGTCCGCGTTTAAAAAGGTATACTACGATCCAAACTTAGGGCGTCAGGCTGCTATCTATATATCTGCAGAAGACGTAATCGTACCTTATGGTGCGTCGAACATTGAAGCCGCTGAGCGTGTAACACACGTAATGCGCAAGACGAAGAATGATTTAAAGAAGTTGCAGGCTGCAGGGTTCTATAGAGATATAGACCTTGGTGACCCAGAACCTTACCATACAGACATAGAAGAGAAGAAAGCGGAAGAAGGGGGCTACTCGCTCACTGATGATGACCGCTACGCTGTCTATGAAATACACGCAGACCTTCTTATTGAAGGTGTTGATGACGACGACGAGATTGCTCGCCCGTATGTTGTCACCATTGAGCGTGGAAGTGGCGAAGTGCTGGCGATCCGTAGAAACTACGAGGAGGGTGATCCACTGACCCTCAAACGGCAGCACTTCGTCCACTATAATTACGTACCGGGATTTGGCTTTTATGGCCTTGGATTGATTCACATTATTGGTGGATACGCCCGTGCTGGAACTTCCTTGATACGGCAACTGGTTGACGCGGGGACACTGTCGAACCTCCCCGGCGGTTTGAAATCGCGTGGGCTACGTATCAAGGGGGACGACTCCCCCATAAACCCCGGAGAATTTAAAGATGTAGATGTACCGTCAGGGTCTATCCGTGACAACATTATGCCTCTTCCTTACAAAGAACCTAGCCAGACCCTTCTCGCCCTCTTAAATCAAATTACGACTGAAGGACGTAGGCTAGGCGCTATTAGTGACATGGATATATCGGACATGTCAGCCAACGCTCCTGTGGGCACCACACTGGCGCTTTTAGAGCGCACACTTAAACCTATGGCAGCGGTGCAAGCACGCGTACACTACGCGATGAAGCAGGAGTTTAAACTTCTTAAAGCCATCATGGCTGAGTATGCCCCCACAGACTACGCGTACGTCCCTACCAGAGGCGAAGTGAGTGCCAAGAGGTCTGACTACCTGATGGTGGACGTGATACCCGTTAGTGATCCTAACAACTCCACTATGGCACAGCGAGTCGTTCAGTACCAAACAGTTTTACAGATGTCAGCACAGGCTCCACAGATATATGACCTACCTCAGTTACATCGTCAGATGATAGAAGTATTAGGCGTGAAGAACGCCGACAAACTCGTCCCAACTAAGGACGACGCAAAACCAGCCGATCCGATCAGCGAGAACATGGATGCCTTGATTGGCAAACCGATGAAAGCGTTCATCTATCAGGACCACGATGCACATATCGCTACGCATATGTCGTTTATGCAAGACCCGATGGTTGCTCAGATGATTGGTCAAAACCCACAAGCCAAACAGATTATGGCTTCACTACAGGCACACATTGCCGAACACCTTGGGTTCTCTTATCGCAAGAAAATTGAAGAGAAGCTGGGCGCACCACTACCTACTCCGAATGAGGAGATGTCAGAAGACATGGAAGTACAACTGTCACGTCTGGTTGCAGACGCAGGCAAGCAGTTACAGCAGGCTAATCAACAGCAGGCAGCGCAAAAACAAGCTCAACAGAAACAACAAGACCCAATCATTCAGATGAAACAAGCTGAATTGCAGATCAAACAAGCTGAAGAACAACGCAAAGCGGCTAACGATCAAGCTGATACGCAGATCAAACAAGCTGAATTGCAGATGAAGCAGCAGAAGATGATGATAGACGCTAAGATGGCGTCTGAACAACTCAACATAGACAAAGCTGAATTAGCTATTGATGCAAAACGTCAAGGCGTAAAAGACATGACGGCTAAGAGAGTTGAGGATAACAAGGTTGATTTGGAAGTAGCTAAGATAATGGCGGCTACGCAAAAACCGAGAGGTAATACGTAAATATGGCAAAAACCGTCTTTGACGTGCTAAATGATAAGATCGAGGGTGATAAATCCTCTGCACTGGAATTTCTTGGGAGTGGTGGAGCAAAAGACTTCGCCCAGTACAAGGAAGTTGTTGGCTTAATTCGTGGTCTCGAAGCTAGCAAAGCCCATATGGAAGACCTCGCGAAAAATTACATGGAAAACGATGATGACTGAAACCCCAGTTGAAATCAGCGATGCTGAATTAGAACTACAACTACCTAAACCCGTGGGTTACCGCGTGTTGGTAGCACTACCACAGCCCGAAGAAACCGTTTCAGGGACATCAATCCTGAAGACGGAGACAGCCAAAACTCAAGATCACATCATGTCCATCATAGGACTTGTCGTAGATATGGGTGACCAAGCATATTCTGATGCGGAGCGTTTTCCCACAGGAGCATGGTGCAAGGAAGGCGATTACGTGATGTTCCGTATGAACTCAGGAACGCGCTTTACTATTGGCGGCATTGAATATCGGCTTATGAACGATGACTCTATTGAGGCTGTCGTGACCGATCCAACAGGCATTCAGAGGGCATAGACATGGCATTTCAAAAAGTAGAATTTGAGTT